AAGCGGACAGCAGCCTCGTTGGCAGTGTTGATGACCTCATCAAATGCTTCAATGTCTTCTTCGGGTAGATTCTCAGAAGCCCATTGAACAACCTGAGCATAGCCTTCTTCACCTCCAGCAATGTCTTTGATGTTACTAATCTCTGATTCAGACAGAACACTAGCAGCATCATCATAGCCTAGTTCAGCACGAAGACCACCAAGATAAGCGTCGATGGTTTCATCGGAGAAGCCAGCCTCATTAAGCTGGTCATACATCTCTTCAGTCAGAGTACCGTCGTTTTCGTAGAAGTAATCATTCATTGCCCATGGATCAATGTTTGCCTCAGCAAATGCCTCAGCAAGTCCTTCACCATAGGCTTGGGCTACAGCATCTTGATTGACGTAACCTTCTTCATCATAGCGTTCAAAGTCTCCTTCTACTTGCTCTTCATCTGATTCATACTCTACATCTGAATCGTACTCTTCATCATCTCCACTATCATCATCATCTCCACCTCGACCCTGCATACGTTGCAGTTCAAGGTAAGCTTTCTCAAGTTCTTCAGCATTCTTATATTTACCAGCAAGGAGTGCTTGCTGCTCTTCGATCATCTTTTCACCGACTTCCAGGCTGTCAGCTTCTTCAGCCTCCCGAGCTGCAATAGCTTCGGGATCGTCGGATGGATCGTATGCAATGTTAATAGCCATAGGTGCTAGTTAATTTAACCGGGGGGAGGAGTAGCAGGTTCAGCAGCTGGCGGAGCAGGTTGCTGCCCACCACCAAGGAATCCTTGAGCAGCAGCAGTAACAGCTTCAACAGCTTGCGGGTTTTTAGATGGATCCATGAGCGGAGTGCCCATGAGTTGTCCAGTCTGATTGACAATAGAAGCTTGCATTTGTTTCTGCATAGCTTCCTGCTGTTCAGATTTGATCTGTTCCATACCTTTAACAAGGTTAAGAATATCAATACCTTGAGCAGCAGCAAGTCGCTTGATAGCTTCGTCAGGGTTGACGTATTGAGCCAAGGCTTGTGGTCCCATTGTTTGAGCAATGGTAGTGACAAACTGAATCAGGGACTCACGATCTTGACCTCTACCAAGAGCGTTGATACCAGCAACAATTGTAGGATTGACTAGACCTTTAGGCAAGGCAGGGATCTGCTTTGACTTAGTAAGATCAAGCATCTTACGATTAAGATAAGGAATAAGGAACTCACTGGTCAGCAAAGAGAACAAGCCTCCAAGCTGCTGCTCTAGCTCCATCTGTGTCATCCTAACTTCTTCAGCAGTGGTCCGCTCACTTTGCCTTACGTTAAGGATAAGGAACGCTTCAGAGATACGCTTCTCCAATACACCAGCCAAATCAAAGGCAGTACGGAAGTCAGCTTGTTTCTGAACCTGAACCACGCCAATGTCATCAGGACGTCCTTGGATGATAGCACCGTTACCAGCGTTAGCCAAGGACTGAGGTTTAGTTGTAGAGCTAGGCGATACAGTAAAGACCACCTTAGCTGCTGCTGCAGAGCCCTCTACAAGCGCCTGCATAAGGGCTTCAAGAGAGCGTAGGTCTCCTAGGAACTCCTCAACACGAGAGCGTCCGTAGTCCTCTCCATCGACTGTTACGAAGCGGAGGGGAAGCCAGGGGCTCTTATCTTTAGGAGCTTTGCCATAGGAGTTAGGAAGAATCTTATCATCAGCTTCCTGATACCAAGACCATCCCTTTTTAGTTAGCTTGATGCAGGTGAATACATCTACATCTTTTTCAAATTTACTACCCACACTACTGTCTACAACGCTTTGCATAGACTTGGGGTTTTCAAATTCAGGACCAAGAACTTTTCGGTTGACCCTTTCACGAGTCACAATCTCAGTCACATTACCATTACCATCCCTCTCTACTACATAACGATTGAGAGGGTACATCTTCATACCATCCTTGTGCATGTAAAGCAAAGCATTACCAGTAACCACAAGGTGTTTGATGGCTGAAAAGATTTGAACACGATCAGTAGAAGCAGCAATGCTTTCCATGATCATGCGCTCAATCTTAGCAAAGCTTAGATCCAGTTCACTTTTTGCCTCAGCAGGAATCTCAACCCCCAACTTGGAGTCATCCAATTGGAGTTTAAAGAATGAAGTAGAAGGAGGTAGCAACCCTAGCATCAGTTTAGATGCCAGAGTCACCACCCCTTTTGCTCCTACTGATTGCCAAGGAGTTTTAAACCGAGTGTAATCGGTTGTAGTCTCCTCATGCATTAGCAGTGTAGGGATTGTCAGCTTTGCACAATCAAGTGCGATGTCGAGGAATGCAGTACGACCACTAGTCAATTCATGATAGCGTTGTCGTGCAGTTTTCATTAGGTCCTCGATACATTGGTAGAGATGTTCAAGCCTTGACCAGGAGCAGTCTGAAGAGACGCAGTGCCAGTACGAATGCGCTCACGTTTCTTAGCTGTTGTAGTCTTTGGTTTAATTTTTGGCTCTTTCTCTCCTTCAACCTTCTCCG